TAAGGACTTCACTGAAGCCTGGTGGAATGCTAAAGGCTACACACCTGCAGGTATCGTGAGAGGTGAAGATACTTGGGAGCACCTACAGAAAGATGCAGACCTAGTCACTGTCTTATACCCGTGGCAAGCCCTCAATGAAGTAACCTATGGATTCAGACAGAAAGAACTGGTGACCATTACTTCGGGTAGTGGTATGGGTAAGTCTAGTGTAGTGAAGGAGCTAGAAGCACACATCTTAAATGTAACAGATGATAACCTAGCCATCATTCACCTAGAGGAATCAATCGATAGGAGTGTCAAAGGCTTGATGTCTATTGAAGCTAACCTCCCTATCCATATACCTAAGTATGAAGAGATGTTGTCAGATGAAGAGAAGAAATCTCTATGGAAGAAGGCAGTAGCAGATAAGAATGTATTCTTCTACGACCACTTCGGTAGTATGTCAGAGGATAGTCTACTGTCTGTCATCAGGACATACGCCAAGAGCTTTGATTGTAAGTGGATTATCCTAGACCATCTATCTATTGTAGTATCTAGTCAAGAAGGTGTACAAGATGAGCGTAAAGCTATCGATGCAATTATGACTAAGCTAAGAAAGATAGTACAAGAGACTGGCGTAGGCTTGTTCCTTGTGTCTCACTTGAAGAGACCTATGGGTAAGGCACACGAAGAAGGTGGACAGGTGAGCCTCTCAGAGCTTCGAGGTTCTGCAGCAATCGCACAGCTAAGTGATATAGTCATCGGACTTGAGAGGAATCAACAAGCAGATGATGAGAAGGATAGGAATACCACTACACTCAGGGTAATTAAGAATAGATTCTGTGGTCTGACTGGTAAAGCAGGTCAGTTAATCTATGATAAGGATACTGGTAGGCTGAAGGAGGGAGGTAACAATGAAGCATTCTTCTGACGCTAAGAGATGTTACTTCGATATTGAGACTGACGGCTTAGATGCAACTAAGGTACACTGTATCTGTGCTATGTTAGATGATGATGTAACAGTATATAATTTTATAGGAGAGAAACCATATGAAGACTTCAGAGACTGGCTTATACTGGAAGACGTACGAGTTCTTGTTGCTCACAACGGGATTGGCTTTGATGTCCCTGTTCTGCGTAGGCTTAGTGGGGACGTTTGGGATTTTAGTATACGAGACACTCTTGTCCTCTCTCGGTTAGCCAATCCTTCACTAGAGGGTGGACATTCCCTAAAGGCGTGGGGTGAGAGGATACATAATTTAAAGGGTGACTATGAAGGAGGATGGGAGACCTTCAACCCTGAGATGCTAGCCTACTGTCAACAAGATGTAAGATTATTAAAGGACCTATACCGCAGACTCGAGGTGCAACTTGAAGACTTCGATGAAGCGAGTATAGAATTAGAACATAAGGTAGCTGAGATAATCTACCGACAAGAACAAACAGGAGTATTATTTGATGAAAGAAAAGGATATGAATTATTGGCAGAACTTAAAGAAAAAGTTCACGAGATTGTACTGGAAGTGCGTGAGGTATTTATTCCCCTCCCTATTTGGCGAGCGTTAGTACACCCAGGAGATAAGTGTCATCGTAAGGATGGTACTATCTCTAAGAGGTATCAAACACAGTTAGATAGAGGTGCACACTACGATAGTGACGGTGACTGGGGGTATAAAGATTACCCTGAGTTTAACCTAGGCAGTAGACAACAGGTGTCCCGTTATCTTCAACACTTTGGTTGGTCACCTACTGAGTGGACAGATAAAGGTTCAGTGATTGTGAATGAGAAGGTGTTAGCTAATGTAGATATACCTGAAGCTAAGATGATTATGGAATACTTCACTATCTCTAAGCGTGTAGCTATGGTTAAAGCCTGGCTCGAAGCAGTTGGAGATGATGGAAGGATACACGGTAGAGTCAACAGCTGTGGTGCAGTGACAGGACGTATGACACACAGTAAACCTAATCTAGCACAGGTCCCTGCTATCTATTCCCCTTATGGTGAGGAGTGTAGAGAGTTATGGACTGTACCTGAAGGTAAGTGCCTGGTAGGTATTGATGCCAGTGGTCTAGAGTTACGGATGCTAGCACACTATATGAATGATAAAGATTACACGGATGAGATATTAAATGGAGATATACACACAGCAAATCAACTGGCTGCAGGACTTCAATCAAGAGATCAAGCTAAAACTTTTATCTATGCCTTCCTGTATGGAGGAGGTGATGGCAAAATCGGGGAAATCGTTGGCGGAAAAGCACAGGATGGTAAGAGACTTAAAGCAAAGTTCCTTGATAATACGCCTGCACTTAGAGAGTTACGAGGAGAGGTTGACAGAGGAAGCAGTAAGGGTTGGATTAGAGGACTAGATGGTAGGAGATTACACATCAGGTCAGCTCACTCAGCATTGAATGTACTACTACAATCAGCAGGTGCTATCGTTATGAAGCAAGCACTGGTACTGCTAGAGAAGTTCGCTTCTACATATAAGATAGACTATAAGTTTGTATTGAATGTACACGATGAGTTCCAGGTAGAAGTTAAAGAGACACAAGCAGAACAGTTCGGAAGACTAGCCGTTGATTGTATCATCAGAGCTGGTATAGATTTTAAACTAAACTGTCCTATGGATGGTGAATATAAGGTAGGTAGCAATTGGGCACAGACACACTAGTAGAAGACATCTATAAGCTGATGGATACCAAGGTGGTAGCTGAAGGCGTGGATGTAGAGAAAGTAATACAGGACTTCGGTGAGAATATGAAGTCAATTTTAATCAACAACATCACAGCACACGAGTTCGATAAACGTAAGCTACGTATGTCTAACATCGGTAAGAAAGATAGACAGTTGTGGTATGGTTACAATGGATATAAAGGAGAGGAACTACAGCCACACGTATATATTAAGTTCCTATATGGACATCTAATTGAAGAGATGGTACTAGCCTTAGTCAAGCTATCAGGTCACGAGGTGACAGATGAGCAGAAGAAGGTAGAGGTATCAGGCATCAAAGGAAGTATGGACTGTAAGATTGATGGTGTCCTAACAGATGTTAAGTCAGCTAGTAGTTATGGCTTTAAGAAGTTTAAGGATGGGAGTCTAATTGATAATGACCCCTTCGGATATGTGGACCAGATCAAAGGGTATGCTCACGCTGAGAAGACTACTGATGTAGGTTGGTTAGTAATGGATAAGACTACAGGACATCTAACCTTCTTGAAGTATGATATGGCTGATGAATCTAAATGGTACTGGACTAAGCTAAACTTCTTCTCTATCGTAGAGAGAATCAAAAAGATTAAAGCTATAGTGACTAACACTAAGCCACCTACTAGATGTTATGAACCAGTGGCTGATGGGAAGTCAGGTAATATGAAGTTGCCTGTAGGGTGTAGCTACTGTGCCTTCAAGCACGAGTGTTACCCTGAGCTACGTACCTTCATCTATTCTAATGGACCTAAGTTTCTAGTAGAGGTAGCGAGAGCACCTACTGTTATGGAAGTAGATAAGGATGGTAATAGAATTAAGAATGATGAGGATGCAGATGAGTTCTTCTCCACGCCACAGGCTGGAGCCTAGTGATGCCTAAGTATAGAAGTAAACTAGAGAAGGAATGCCACCAGTTACTAGGACAAAAGGACTGGGAGTATGAACCACATAAGGTAGCATATACTATGCGTAAGAATTATATGCCTGACTTCGTACGAGGTGACTACTACATTGAGGTCAAAGGTTTCTTTAGACCAGGTGATACCGCTAAGTATAAAGCTATCGCTGAACAGTTGAGGTTTGAGAGTAAGGAGTATATCTTCCTGATGCCTAAGCCTGACAGTAGGGTACGTAAGGGAGGTAAGATAACCTACCGACAGTGGTGTGCTAAGCATAAGATAAAGATATTTTCAACGAGTGAAATTAAGGAGTTAAAAGAATGGACAAGGAACAAACAACAGATAACATAAACCCTAACCACTACAAGCAAGGGAATATTGAGGTGATAGATTTTATTATTGACCAGGATTTTAATTACTTAGAAGGCAACGTCATTAAATATGTCAGTCGCTATAAGTTTAAGAACGGTGTAGAAGATTTAAAGAAAGCACAATGGTACTTGAAGGAGCTGATAGATGTTAACGCTTGAAGAGCTTAAGGAGAGGATTGAAGCAGAGGGGTATGATGAATGCCTCATCTGTGAGACCCTGGAGGTGAGCACTAGGGAATTACTAGATGCTTTCGAAGATAAATTAATATGTAAGCGTAAGGAGTTTGCTGATGACGATGACACTTGAATCTTTTATTCTATATAACATTGTTATGTCGACCTTAAGTTGGTACTTAATTAAGAGACAATCTGAGCTTGAGTATGACAATGGATTTATGGATGCAGTACAGTTACATAATGAGGGCAGACTTACCTACTCTTCAGAGATACTAGAGGATGGCGTAGAGATGTTGACTATTGAGGTGGCAGATGAATAAAGATATACACGTAAAGAAAAGAGATGGTACACTAGAGCTACTGGACTATGATAAGATTCATATGATGTTAACCCAGTGTGCTGAGGGACTTAAGGTATCTGTATCTGATGTAGCACTTAACGCACATCTAAAGATTGCTAATAAGATGTCATCAGTTGCTATACAACAGACACTTATTAAGAGTGCCAGTGAGAAGTTAACACCTGAGCATCCTGACTATGGGCTACTAGCAGGTAGATTGTTAGTCACTAATATGCGTAAGGAAGTGTACGGTAGCTTTGAACCTATCAACTTCTTAGACTACATCAAGAAGAATGTTAAGTCTAAGTTGTATAGCCCTGAGATACTAGAGAAGTACACTGAAGAAGAGATTGCATACCTAGGTAGCTACTTAGATTATGATAATGATTTAGAGAGAGTACACTCAAGCATCACACAGTTAGAGAGTAAGTACCTCATTAAGGATGTTAAGACTGACACTCCCTTAGAGATGATTCAAGAGACGTTTATGATTATCCCTATGGTTATTTTTGCTGATGAAGGAGATGCTAAGCTAGGGTATGTGTTGGACTTCTATCAGGCACTGAAGAATGATGAGATTAGTTTACCTACTCCAGTCATTAGTGGTGTACGTACTAGACTTAAGATGTTCTCTAGTTGTTGTAAGATTAAGATGGGTGACAC